GTGCCGGTTGGAACAACCGAGCTGGTTGCAGTGCTATACCCACGCCATGAATACATGCCGAACCGGTCGTCCGGGTCTGGTTGCGTAGGATCACGCTTGACCGGCAAGCTTTCCCAATCGACAAGCAAAACGGCAGAAGAGAGTTGTTGATAGTAAACAAGGTTAAGCTCTTCTCTCTGGCTGTGCTCGTGGTCATAGCCAACCGATATGTTTGTACACTCAGGGATAATCTCGGTGAACTCAGCGGTGTCAGTGTATACGCCAGTGTCATCGTTCAAGTGCATCATATTGTCATTGGCTTTGCCAAGCTCGTAGCATAGCGCACTGCCGAACTCGTCAGAGCAGCAACGTCCCCAGCCTTGGTGTGTAATCACACTGTCAAGCCCACGCCTGTCAAACGCAATGGCACGGTCGAACTGGGCAAGCAAGTCTTGCTTGTGCTTGGCTAGGTAGGTTGCACCTATACCGCCGCGCTCTTCGCCCTGCGTGAATATGTAATAGCCCGGCACATCGTTGTGCAGCATGTGCATAAGCAAGGCAACACCCGCACCGTCATCTGCGCCGAGCACATCGCCCTTGGCATACCAGTGTGTCTTGGTCTTCCTTATCTTGTTCTTGCCGTCCTTGTGGTGAACCGTATCTACGTGCGCAACGAACAGAGTTTTGCTAGTACCGTGGCGGTTATCTACATGCAGATTGGCGCAGTCATCGATAGTAGCTATCTCGCGCAGATGGTCGGGCAGTAAATCCCAGATGAGTAATGTAAACTCGGTAGCTCCGTCGCCGTAGTGTGGGCGTTTCATTGACAGTGCCAGGTCAAGTGTGTGCATTAGTATGGATTGGTTTCTCATGATTTAAGCTCCTTCAATTGTTAGTGTTTCGTCGGCGGTCAGGTCAACAGACAGGTCGGCTTCGTATTCGTCCTCGAAGTCTGGGTGAATATGCAACACATCGCCGTGCATGTCGCACAGTTTTACCGGTGTCACGTAGTCTGAGTACCAGTTGCCGCTGTTATCGCACTGCCAGCAACCCTCGTCCTCGATGGCATACTCGTCGGTATCTTCGCAGCGCACTACACGCGAATCGTCAATGTCATACCACGTATCGTCAATACACACTGCGTCATCGATGTGCATGAACTCGCCTTGGTCAGTCTCGACAATGTTATTGTCGGACAGATACTCGGTGTCGTAGTAGTTCTCGCCAACCTGAACGACATCATCCGTGTGCAAGTAGCATGAATGACCACGACGGCTATGCGCACGCACATAATCCTCGAAGCATGAACGACATATCGCATAGTCCTCGTTACGTCCGACAACGTAGCGATCATCCTCATGCACACGATCGTCGCATGACTCACACGTACACATCTCGTTCTCTTGCGGATACCCGTCAGTGTTGGTGCATGTGTACTCGCCTGAAGCGCAGATGTGTAACTCGTCGCCGCATACCTCAATGTCCTGATGGCAACCGTCAATGTATGGAGCCCAGAACACCTTGTTACCCCAGCGAGTACCGCGTGGTACTTTCTTCAGTGCAGTACCTTCAGGCCAGCCGTTCTGCTTGGCATAGCCTTGACCTACAAGCCACGAGGACAGCGCATCGTCATTGCCTGAGTAGCCGTCATCGTTGCGTTTGTACGTACGCACAAAACATTTCTGTCTGTCATTGACAAGCGCACGGCCGTTTACAGTACTGCCTGACATACGCACAGCCAGACCCCAGCCAAGCTCAGGCGCGTAGGCTACGTACGGATGCTCGTACGGATCACCGTCCCAATCTTCATCGCCATCGTTCCACAGCATGCACGAGTTCGGACCACGGTGTAGGTAGTCAACAATCTGTTCCGTTGTGCGTACGATCTTGAACGTATCGTTAACAGCTATGTATTGTGCAGCTAGGTCACGTATCTGATGGTCAGCAAGCGTAGGGAAATGCCGAGTGAGATACCTACCTACGCTGGTCACGGTCTGCTTGTCAGCCATGCCTGCCTTATCGTCGCGTGTGTAGGCTATGCGTGACGGGTCTGTCTCTGCTTTGTGAGGCCACTCAAGAACTAATAGATGCCAGTCACGAGGCGGGGCTAACATCACTGCGTCACGTATGACAGCGTGCATGGTTTTGAACTTGCGCATGTGTGCATGCCGCCAGCTACGCATGATTAAGTGTTGTGCCTGATTCTCCGGGTATATCTTTTTGTAGCTGTCGGGTAAGTCATTCCAACCATAACGATTAACAAAATCGCCAATAGCTGCACGCTCACGCAGTACGCTAGTGAGAGATACCATCCACTCCAAGCGTTCCTGTCCGTTGTATTGTGTAGACATTTGCTTCTCCTTTCATTGTTGTGGTTACTACGTTGTGCTGCTTATTGATACGGGTCTGCTTCTTTCCTAGGTGCGAACTTGATAAACAACTCAGGGAATGTTCGCAATAGCTTCTCTGAGTTAACACTGTCTGCGCGTAGGTATGCGTTACCTATGCAGCTTGCGAATCCTCCGCCGCGCTCTGACATACGCACTGCTGCCTCGATCAACTGAACATCATTGAGTTGTGCGTGGATTGTTTCTTGTTTGATGAGTGTGATTGTCATTTTAATTCCTCCGGTAGTTGTACTTCTTCACCTAGTTTCGATGCCACATAGCAGCGCATTGCTGCGATGAGTGGGGTTGTGCCTTCGCCAAAGATAGGGCGACTATGCCGCTTCGCTGTTGGATGTTTTGCAATCCATCGTGAGTCATGTAGATATTCCACTGTCAGCCCTTCCCGCTCAATTATCTGTCCGCCTTGTGCCCAGTTTTTATGTGGGTTCCAGACTATATATGGTTTACCTTCAATCAATAGCTGTTCGTGCGGCGCACTCCATCGCACCCCAACCTCTTCACACTCCGCCACTGCCCAGTCAAGGGCAGCGCCTGTCAGCTCACTCGTTTTCATTTACTCTCTCCTTCACTGCTTCGATGGCTTGCCCGATAACGTCCCAGTTAACGCCTATGTGTGCGTCGAATGTGCGAGCAATCAAGTGCATAACTTCCAGTGCCTCGTCATCGGTCAGTTCGATGTCCATCTCACCAGCTTGGCCGTGGACATCTGCCTCGTCCCAGTCATCACGCAGGATAGGTTTTCCGTTTTCAAAAATTACTTTTGGCATTTGCTTCTCCTTTAGATCATGTGTTTAACAGTGCAGCAGGTGAAATGATTGGTTGTGTATTTGCGTATGTCCTCCAGTAGTTTGCGATCTGCTTCGGTTGATAACTTGGCGCGTGCGCCTTCAAGCTTTTGCCAGCGTGCCAGATCGGAACGTATCTTTAATGTGAACGCCCTGCCTGTCCACGAGCACCGCTTAATTGATAAGGTTACGGACTGCAGCAACCCTCGCCGTGTCGCGCACCAGTTGTCTTCGCTCCAGTAAGACACCGCCCTCACTACGCGCCAGCTTCCCGTCGGTGAGATAAGCACATCGCCTACCTTCAAAGTGTCACGCCAATCGGGCATCACGATCTTCATTTGCTTCTCCTTTCATGGTTGCCGCCTGATTTATCGGGTCAGGCTGACCCGTTTTCTTCCGGTGCATCTTCCAGCGTCACGGTCGGCAGGTCTGCTGTCAGCAGTTCGCCCCATGTTTTCGGTATGAACTCTGTATCCCCTACGCATATCAACCAGTTCAGGATGTTCTGTATGTGGGCAACCTTAGCTTTCGCATCCCGCTCGGCTTCGCTCGGATCAAACCCATTCATGTCCTGAATGATGGTCAGTTCCTGCTGCGCCTCTCGCAGTTCTTTTTTGGCAGTCACGATGTGGGTATAACGAAGGCGGTGATTGTCTGCCTTGGTCATGGTGCGCGGGAAAGGTTCTTTGATTCTGGCGTGTGCTGGTGCGGTTTGCTTTGCTTCCAAGAACGCGGCACTGATCGCGGCCTTTACCTTTTCAGGAACCCAGTCCGTCCAGTGCTCGCCGTCATTCGGTATCGTTTTGCCCAGTTCTTTCATGTACTCGGCCTGTTCCTTGGGCGTGCGCTCTTTGTAGTAGCGGTACTCCCGCAGTTTTAATTTCACTTTGGATAACACCTTGATGTAGGCGTCGATAGCTTCGCGCCGTTTGGGGTTGGGGTACTTGCGGTTTTCATACCGAAGCATTGCCCGTACCACGCGCAGCTCGTTTGCCAAGGGGTTCAGCACGTTGCGCCACAGGTCATCGATGGCACGCTTCCTTGCCTTCTGCTTTCGCAGCTCAAGTTTTAAGGCGGCAACCTCTCTTCGCACACGTTGAATGTCTGGTCGAGGCACGCCCCGCTTGACTAACAAGTTGTTCAGTTCACGGTCTGAAAGGTGAGTCAGGTAGTAATAGCTTTTCATTTTGGCTAGTAGTTAAGTGAAAAAAGGATACTTCGTCCGGTAGTGTCCAACATTTTAGCTAGTTTGTCCAGAAAAAAGGACAGAAAAAACCGCATAGAATGGCGCTTGTAGCGGAGTTGTCCCAAAATTCAGTATAAAACAGAATAGACTATACCCAACAGAAAAAGGAAAGAGCTAACGCCAAACAAACGACAGCCAGTCGCCCACATATAAATAAACAAGTTTGTTTAGTAAAGTAAATATATTTATATATGTATATATAGGACTGTTGTTATGGATACGCTAGTGTTTACGCGGGTTTTTGGTGTCCGTTTAACTGTCCGAATATGATAAAACGACAGCCTACCCCGGACACCCGAGATTTTGTACATTTCGGGTCACGTTGACCCGCTTTTGGGTTAGTAGTTCGTATCGCCTACCCATTTCATGCCGCATACGCTTGGGTACCAAGCGTTTTGCCAGCGGCTTTCATCGGTGCTCTGTGTGTAGATGCGGCCAGTGCTGCCCTCGTGCCGTGGTTCTTGCCATCCTGTGATGATGACGGCTTCGCCTCGGAAGGTGTGTGCTATGTCCCCGACGTTGACGGGTTTGCCAGTGGTTTCGTAGATCAGGCGCATGATGGTTCCTTTCAGAGAATGACGCCTGCGACATAGCAGGCTTTGAATGTGGAATACCTTACGGCTTGGAAGTTAAGGTGTGTCGCCCGTATCAGGTAGCGTCGGTAGTATTTGCGGCAATTCATGGCGTTCCTTTCAGAGTTTGAAGCCGTTGGATTTCAGGAATGCCTGTTCTTCAGGCGTGGCAAGGCACACAGCCATCATGTGCTTATTCAGGTAGTTCTGAAGCTTGGCGCGGTTTGCATCGGTTGGGTTTGCGCGAAATGCGGTTAAGAGCTTGTGCATGGTGAGTCCTTTCGGTTTGGGTTTGGTTAGACAAGGAATGAAACAGCGGCAACCCCTCTGTTTGTCGCCGCCCGGAAAAAACGGGTCACGCTGACCCGATTCATGCGATGGCCTTCAGGAAGCGACGCTTCTCTGCGGCTGACATTTTGTCGAATTGCTTCAAAAGCTTTTCCACTGGATCGACCGGTTCGTGCTTACTGTTTGCGCTCGTCCGGGTTTCGCCCTTCAGCGCGTTCATAACGTCGCGCACTCGGGTTTTCAGGAACTCATACCGCTCGTGTTTGGTGTCGAGCATGACCTTGCCTTGCGCGGATTCGTTCCATCCTTCGCCTGCTGTCAGTGCCGCGCACACTGCCTTGATGACATAGGGGCGCTGAAGGTCTGCGGTATCTAATCCGAGGGCGTGCATCTCGATTAACAGGTTGTCTTGCTGGTCAAGGTAACGGGCGACAAGCTTGTTGACTTGAGTTTGGGTGTTCATGGTCAGTCCTTTCATGTAGATGCCGTGGCGGAATTGCCATTGGCTGACACCATTGTCGCAAGTGAGGCATTTGGTCAGGCAAAACCAGCGTGATTTTGCCTAGTTTTGGGCTAAAAAATGCCAATCTGACAACCCCACCGTCCCCCCATCCCCCAAAATTTGATGAGGGGAGGGGCTGCGACACGAACACTATTCCCCAACCACACTCCGCAGCTATTTATCACTTTGACAATTCCACAAAACCAAACCCCCACCCCCAAGATTTTGCAAAAATTATAAATATACTTGTCAAACCTTTGACAAATGTAGTAACAAAAAAGCCCCCGAAGGGGCTCTCCTGCGCGGTTCTGTTTCTTGGCCGACGCTGGCCTCAGACGGGGTAGATTAGCCGTCGATGCTTCCGCTTATGCTCGGTACAGAAAAAGACCCCCAGACATGTCCGGGGGAAAAGTGGTCACTAAGCGAGAGAAAGTGCCACGAAGGAGAAGCAAATGGCACGCAATGCTTGCACACTTGCCGATTGAACTATACACTGCGCCGAACGTGGTTGCAAGGACCATCGCATGCTAGATCATCTTATCGACTTCGAACCCATTGTGGAGCCCGACTCCGCGGAGTTCGTGCCGCTTGAAAAAACCCATCCCGCTGACGCAGTGGATGCTAAAGTAGCAACAACAGATTGGTTGAAGGAACTGGGTGCTGTGGGCGAAGAAGCCATCACAGATATTGAAGCCCAACACTCCCGCCAAGCTTTCACCGCTTTAATCAGCGGCCAGCCCAATGAAGTAGCCCACACCGCCGTAGCCCAAGTCAAAACCCCAGCCGCTGTCCAACATCTTGTAGGGATGCTATCCGCCTATGACTGGGAATTCATTGAACGCGCCAAGGAGTTGCGCGGCTACGCCGTGGCAAAAATACTGGAAGAGACCAACCACCCCACCGCGTCTGTGCGGCTAAAAGCACTTGCCCTTTTGGGCAAGGTGACGGAAGTGGGGCTCTTCACGGAGAAGATTGAGGTCAAGAAGACCGACCTGTCAGACGCTGAACTGGAAGCCCGGATCAAGGAAAAGCTCAGCAAAATGGCGAAGATCGTGGAGATTACTGAAGTCCAAGATGTCGATGTAAAAGATTTGACAGAGCAGGAGGCGCATGAAAGCGATCCTGAGTCCTGAAGAAATGGCGGCGTTGCAGAAGGTGCTTCCGCACTTGTCTGCCGTCGAAAAGGCCGAGCTGCTGCGGGACTTGGAAGAACGCGCTGCCCGTGCCAGCAAGCTGATCGGGCGAAAGTCCATGCTGGGGTTTGCAACCCACGTGTATCCGGGATTCAAGATCGGACCGCACCATCGGAAGCTTGCCAAGATATTCGAGGACGTCATCGCCGGGAAGAAGAAGCGGGTAATTATCAATATTGCACCGCGTATGGGTAAGTCGGAGTTTTCGAGCTACCTGTTCCCAGCGTACTTCATGGGGCACTTCCCGGATAAGAAGATCATCATGGGCACGCACACTGCGAGCCTGTCCGAAGACTTTGGACGTCGTGTCAAAAACTTAATAGATAGCGAAGAATATCGTGAGTTATTCCCAAACACCAACCTGTCTCAGGACCAGAAAGCCTCGGGTAAGTGGTCTACCGACGTCGGTGGACAGTACTATGCGGCAGGTGTCGGCGGTGCTCTGGCCGGTCGCGGTGCTGATCTTTTCGTTATTGATGACCCTCACTCTGAGCAGGACGTACGCTCAAATTCTCGACTTGCCTTCGATACTGCATGGACATGGTTCCAAACAGGCCCGCTGCAGCGCCTCATGCCCAACGGGGCGATAATCGTCATCATGACTCGGTGGTCGTTGCTTGACCTGACCGGTCGTTTAATAGACTACCAGACCAAAAACCCCGACACGGAGCCGTGGGAGATTGTAGAACTCCCGGCCATCCTGAACGAAGACACGGAAAACGAGAAGTCGCTCTGGCCGGAGCAGTGGCCGTTGGATCAGCTGAAGGCCAAGAAAAGCGGGATGGACCCTCGGTATTGGAACGCCCAGTACATGCAGAACCCCACTTCCGAGTCCGCGGCGATCGTGGCAAGGAAGGACTGGCGCATCTGGGAGCATGAGAGTCCGCCGCAGTGTGAGTATGTGATCCAGAGCTGGGATACGGCGTTCGAAGCCAAAACCACCGCCGACTATTCGGCATGCACCACGTGGGGCGTCTTCTACAACGAGGAAGAGCACGACCAGCCGCAAGTCATATTGCTCGACGCGTTCAAAGACCGGATGGCGTTTCCAGAATTAAAACAAACTGCACTGCGTCACTACAAGGAGTGGGAGCCCGATGCATTCATTGTGGAGAAAAAGGCAGCTGGTGCCCCGCTTATTCAAGAACTTCGGGCAATGGGTATCCCCGTCCAAGAATTCTCCCCCAGCCGAGGCAACGACAAAATCGTCCGCGTTAACGCTATTGCGGACCTGTTTACATCTGGTAAAGTCTGGGCACCGGACACCCGGTGGGCCAGAGAAGTGATCGAAGAACTGGCGGCATTCCCGGTTGGCGAGCACGACGACTACGTGGATACGACCTCCCAAGCGCTCTTGCGCTTTAGGCAAGGAGGGTTCATTGCGCTCGACTCAGACGAAAAAGACGACAGATACTTCGCCCCACGCAGGGCGGCGTACTACTAAAAGGAGAAGCAAATGAACAGACGCGGATTTTTGCAGTCGCTTGCCGCAAGCGCGGCAGTCATCATGTTGCCAGCGCTGGCAGAAGAGGTAGCACCAGAGATTTTAAGTGCAGCTCCCGAAGTACCGGCCACAGCCGCAGGGTTGGCTACATGGATGCGCGGGGCTTTCAAAGTATCTGACGTAGCGCCGATGGCGTATATGGAAGCAAGGATGGCTGATTTGCCAGCGCTGTACGGGTTTAGTGTGGCTGACGTTCCGAAAGAAAAGTTTGCTGGAAGTTATGACGAAGCCAAAGACATCGTTCGTTTTAGCCACAAAGTAGTGTGTTTTGGTGTTGAAGGCGACGACCCGGTAGAAGCCGAACGAAGATTAGTTGAGCACGCTTACGAAGAGTTAAAAGCCGTTGCCGGACAAGATGTACCGCTGCTTTTGCGCGTGGCTCCGGTGTTTAGTCACGAGAAAATGGTTGAATACGGCGACACCTACATGACGTGGGAAGACATACAAGACACAGGCATGCCTGATGCGTTGCCTGAAAACGTAGAGATGGATTTTAATACCGATTCGCTTAAATACGTTAAGCGCAGATACACCCTAAATAAGTTGCGGCTGCGGCTGTCGTTGCCAACGCTGCCTGATGACACAGAAGAAGCGCTCTCAATTGCAGAGGGTACATCTCCAAAAAGGATTACGTGATGGCAACCAACATCGACAAAGCGTTGTATCCCAACGTGCCAAGCGGTATAGAAGCATTAAACACCGCAGACGAACCGATCGAAATTGAGGTCGTTGACCCGGAAGAAGTCAACATAGCCGGTCCCGGTTTTGAGCTTGAGCTACGTCAGGTTGAAGCGGAAAATGACTTCAATGAGAACTTGGCAGAAACTTTGTCAGAAGGCGTCTTGACGTCGATCGCAGCCGATCTTGCCGATAACATTGAGAACGACAAGAACTCACGCAAGGATTGGGAAAAAGCGTACGTCAACGGGCTGAAGCTTTTGGGCTTGCAGATTGAAGAGCGAACAGAACCTTGGAATGGTGCGTGTGGTGTGTTCCACCCGATGCTGACCGAAGCAGTTGTCCGCTTTCAATCTGAGACGATCACAGAAACATTCCCCGCGCAGGGGCCGGTGAGAACCAAAATCATCGGGAAAGAAACCCCACAAGTGCGCGAAGCAGCAGCGCGAGTCGAAGAAGATATGAATTTTGAGCTGACAGAAGTCATGTCAGAGTACCGCCCGGAGCATGAAAGGATGCTCTGGAGCCTGCCAGCAACAGGTTCGGCGTTCAAGAAAGTGTATTTTGATCCCAATTTGGGACGCCAAGTGGCGATGTTTGTGCCAGCAGAAGACGTAATTCTGCCGTACGGCACGACAGATTTGGACACATGCCATCGGTTGACGCACGAGATGCGCAAAACCGACAACGACATCATGAAGCTGCAACAAGGCGGCTTCTACCGCGAGATCGACCTCCCCGATCCTACCAAAACCATTACCGACATTCAGAAAGCCAAGGATAAGGAAACTGGCTTTAATGATCTGAGTGACGATCGCTACACCCTGTATGAGTGCCACGTTGATCTGCACATCGCAGAAGACCCGTTCGCTGACAAAGACGATGACGGTGAGCAGACTGGGATCGCGTTGCCGTACGTTGTGACGATGTTAAAAGGTACCAACACTGTTCTGGCAGTACGTCGCAACTGGAGAGAAGATGACCCGCTTAAGCTTAAGCGTTTGCATTTTGTGCATTACCAGTACATTCCCGGCTTCGGGGCTTATGGGTTCGGGCTCTTCCATCTTATCGGAGGCTTCGCCAAGAATGCTACGTCGCTCATGCGACAACTGGTCGATGCCGGTACGCTTTCTAACTTGCCGGGCGGTCTCAAGTCGCGTGGTCTGCGAATCAAGGGTGACGACACTCCCATTGCACCGGGAGAATGGCGAGATGTGGATGTAGCCTCGGGCAACATCAGAGATTCGATCCTGCCGCTGCCGTATAAAGAGCCGTCGGCCACACTGTATAACCTGTTGACGACGATCGTGGATGAAGGTCGTCGCTTTGCAGCGACTGCGGATATGAAAGTATCCGACATGTCGGCCAACAGCCCTGTTGGTACGACGCTGGCTATCTTAGAGCGTCAGTTGAAAGTCATGACGGCAGTACAAGCCCGTCTGCACTACACCTTGAAGCGCGAGTTCAAGTTATTGAAAGAGCTGATCCGCGACTACACAGAGCCGGACTACGAATACAACCCGGAGTACGGTAACAAGAAAGCCAAGCGCGAGGACTACGACAAGGTTGATCTGATTCCTGTGTCTGATCCGAATGCGGCCACCATGTCGCAGCGCGGGGTGCAGTACCAAGCTGTCATTCAGATGGCACAGATGGCACCGGACAGCTACAACCTGCCGGAACTCCATCGATCGATGTTGAACGTCTTGGGCATCAAGAATGCCGAGAAGCTCGTGCCGTTGGAAGACGACATGAAGCCGAAGGACCCGGTGACGGAGAACATGGATTTGCTGCGCAACGAGCCAGCCAAAGCGTTCTTCTACCAAGATCACGAAGCGCATATCCAAGTGCACATGGCAGCAGCCCAAGACCCGCTGATTCAACAACTGGTCGGCCAAAGCCCCAAAGCATCGCAGATCATGGCAGCGTTGTCTGCACACGTAGCAGAACACGTTGCTTACGCATATCGCGCCAAGATCGAACAGCAGTTGGGTATGCCGCTGCCACCAGAAGACGAGAAGCTACCGCCAGAAATTGAGACTGCCCTGTCGGGCATGATGGCACAGGCTGCACAACAAGTGTTGATCCAGAGCCAAGCGCGTGCGGCACAACAGCAAGCGCAGCAAGTTCAGCAAGACCCGATGTTCCAGTTGCAGCAGCAAGAACTTCAGTTGAAACAAGCAGAAGTTTCACTGAAAGAGAAGAAGCTTGCGGCAGACGCTGCCGCACAGGCAGACAAGCTGGAGCTTGAGAAAGCCAAAGTAGCGGCAGATATTCAGCTTGAGCAACAAAAGCTTCAAGCGCAAGAACAGCGGGAAGGTATGCGTATGGGCATAGACCTCTCACGCGAGAAGGAAAAACTTGACTTGCAACGCAAGCAAGCGGCAGTTCAGCACATCCAGAATGTGCGCCAGACAATAAAAGTTAAGGAGAAACCCAAGAAATGAGCGATAACTTCGCGGACGTTCTCCGCGCCAAAATTCGTAAAGACATGAACGAGTACACAGACGACATGGCTGGTGGCGTCTGTGGCGACTTCGCTGCTTACCAAAAACTCTGTGGGGTTATTCAAGGTCTTGCCCTCGCAGAGCGCCACTTGTTAGACCTTGTAGAAGCACAACAGAAAGATGAGGAAGAAGATGAGCGAGCTACTTTTGCCTCCGGGGATTCAGATGCCGGAACCAATTCAACCAATCGAAAGTCCAGACGAACAAGTCCCTATTGAGCAACGTGGGCGCATGATTCCTCGTGCTCCGGGATACAAGATCGTTTGCGCTATTCCTGAAATCTCAGACAAGTTTGAGAACTCCGAGATCATCAAGGCTGAGAGCCTGAAGAAAGTCGAAGAGTACAGCACGGTTGTGTTGTTTGTTGTGTCGGTAGGCCCTGACGCTTACAAAGACACTGCGAAGTTTCCGTCCGGTCCTTGGTGCAAGGAAGGGGATTTTATCTTGACACGTGCGTATTCTGGCACGCGCTTAAAAATCTATGGCCGTGAGTTCCGGATCATTAACGACGATCAGGTGGACGGCATAGTTGACGATCCGCGCGGAATTTCGCGCGCTTAAGGAGGGTGTATGGAATACGAAAAATTTAAGTTTCCTGATGAGCAAGACGATACTGTCCAGCAAGATCAGGACGATGCCGCCGTTAAGGGCAAAGCGCAGGATGATGTCGAAGTTGAAATAATTGACGACACCCCTGCAAAAGACCGTGGTCGTAAGCCGCTTGACAAAGAAGTGGCTGATCCGACCGACGACGAGATCGAGAACTATTCGGACAAGGTGCAAGCTCGTATCAAAGAGTTAACACATGCCCGACACGACGAGCGCCGCCGCAAGGAAGAACTGGAGCGTGAAAAGCAGGAGATGGAACGCCTGCTTCAGTACATGGCTGAAGAGAACAAAAAGCTCAAGCAGTCGTACAACCAAGGGCAGGAGATTGTCCGGTCTTCGGCCAATGAAGCTGCGGAGGCACAGCTTGCTGCTGCCCGCCGTCAGTTGAAGGAAGCGCAGGAAGCATTTGACACTGATGCGATCATCGCAGCCCAAGAGGCACTTACCGATGCAAAAATGCGGTTGGAACGTGTCAAAAACTTCAAGCCAGCCCCTTTACAAGAAGACGACGAGCCGGTACAAAGGCAACAGTTTCAGCAAACGCAACAAACCCAACCGACCGTCGATGAAAAGACCCTGCGCTGGCAGGCAAGAAACCAGTGGTTCGGACAACCGGGGTTTGAGGAACACACCAGCTTTGCACTAGGGCTGCACCAGAAGCTAGTGAACGGGGGCATAAACCCTCGCAGCGATCAATACTTCGAGCAAATAGACGCTCGCCTCAAAAAGACGTTCCCCGAGTTATTCGGTGAGGACCGTGACGAGAAGCCAGAGGACGAAACTCCTCCTGCGCCTTCAAAAAAGCAGCCAGCATCCGTTGTTGCGCCAGCGAGTCGTTCGACCGGACAAAAGAAAATCCAACTTACCACCAGACAAATGGAGCTGGCGCGTAAGTACGGACTGACCCCGCAGCAATACGCTGCTGAAGTAGCTAAATTGGAGAACAGAAATGGCTAATGATCGTACCCCTCGTGATTTGATCACACGCGAAAAAAGCACGCGTACCGTATATGTACCGCCGTCGGCACTGCCGGACCCTACTCCCGATCCGGGTTGGAGATTCCGTTGGGTGGCAACCCACGTTAATGGACATCCAAATCCCCAATACTCCCAGCGTATGCGGGAAGGTTGGGTTCCTGTACGGGGAGAAGATCATCCGGAGTTGATGCTGCCGGTAAATGCAAGTGGGAATGTCGAACATGGTGGCCTCATACTGTGCAAGATGCCTGAAGAAAAGGCTAATGCCCGTAATGAGTATTACCAGCAAGCGTCTGAGAAGAATATGGATGCTGTAGACAACACTTTCATGCGCCAGAGCGATGCTCGTATGCCTCTGTTCAACGAACGGAAGTCTACGACTACCTTTGGCAAAGGTAGTAAGTAGTATTTTATTAACTAGGAGTTAAACATGGCTTATCCTACTGTAAGCGCTCCGTATGGTTTCCGTCCGATCAATCGTATCGGCGGCAACCCCTACGCGGGCTCTACGCGTCTAGTCCCTGTGGACTCTGGCGCAATGTACACCGGTGATATGGTCGAGTTGCTGTCCTCTGGCAAGTGCAAGGTTGTTGCCGATGGTACCGCTGCTCCCCAAGCACTCGGTGTTTGCATGGGTGTCCAGTACACCAACTCGTCGGGCCAGACTGTGCAAGCACAGTACGCACCTGCGTCGGGCGTTACCAACGTGGTTGCTTACATTGTGGATGACCCCACCGCACTGTTCCAAGTAGCTGTTGTGTCTTCGGGCACCACCATCGCTACTCTGGGTCGTACGGCTGTCGGTCAGAACACCTCGATCATCCTGAACTCGGGCAACGCCAACACGGGCGACTCGAAGCAAGCGATCGACGACACCACCGATACTACGGCTACCCTGCCGATTCGTATTGTTGATGTCGTTCCGGCAACTGCAACCGGTTCGGATGCGTATGTGGAAATGATCGTCAAGATCAACACCCATACGTACAACAACACCACTGGCGTCTAAGGAGTCTGACAAATGGCTATTTCACGCGCACAACTACTGAAAGAGCTGCTGCCCGGCCTGAACGCCCTGTTTGGTCTGGAATATGCACGCTACGGCGAAGAGCACAAGGAAATCTACGAAACCGAGACTTCCGAGCGTTCGTTCGAAGAAGAAACCAAGCTGTCTGGCTTCAGCGCAGCTCCGGTTAAGAATGAAGGTCAAGCGATCGAGTATGACAACGGTCAGGAAGCATGGACTGCTCGATACAACCACGAGACCATCGCCCAAGGCTTCTCGATCACTGAAGAAGCGATCGAAGATAACCTGTATGACAGCCTGTCGGCTCGTTATACCAAGGCTCTGGCTCGTTCAATGGCCTACACCAAACAGGTCAAGGCGGCTTCCGTCCTGAACAACGGCTTCACCAACTCCGCACAGTACTACGGCGGCGACGGCGTGCCTCTGTTCTCGGCTTCGCACCCCCTGATCTCTGGCGGCGTCAACAGCAACATTCCTTCGACTCCTGTCGATCTGAATGAAACCTCGCTGGAAAACGCAGTCATTCAAATCGCTGCTTGGACCGACGAACGTGGCCTGCTGATCGCCGCCCGTCCCCGTAAGCTGATTATCCCGCCGAGCCTGCAATTCGTTGCAACTCGTCTGCTGGAAACCAGCCTGCGTGTCGGCACCAACGACAACGACATCAACGCCCTGAAGAACAACGGTTCGATCCCGGAAGGTTACGCAATTAACCACTGGCTGACCGACCCGAACGCGTGGTTCCTGACCACCGATGTTCCTAACGGCATGAAGCACTTTGAGCGTGTGGCTCTGGACACCAAGATGGATGGTGACTTCGACACCGGCAACGTGCGTTACAAAGCTCGTGAGCGTTACTCGTTCGGCTGGTCTGATCCGCTGGGCATGTACGGCTCGTCGGGCGGTTAAACCAAAAAGGGGGCTTCGCGCCCCCTTGTTTGTGTGCTATAAATAAGTATCTCCGGGAATACCCGGTGTTTGCGAACAGTCCCGGCTGACGACATGCAGATCGCTTACACCTAACTCGCATGTGAGGACAATCAAATGGCAGTTTCCACTACCCAGAGCATTTGGCGTTCGGGCGGCGGCGATCAAACTCGTACTGCGTACTGCGGTTCGGGCGTGATGGCAGCGCAGTTCTATATTGCCGATGCGTCGGTTGCTACCGCAACCAATGTCAAAGTTTCTTCCGCTTCTGGCGCACCCGCGCTAATTCTCCCAGCTGGAGCTGTTGTTCTGTCCGTCGCTATTAACGACGCAGGCGCAGGCTCTGTTGATCTGGGCACTCGTGGCTACACTTCGGGCACCGTGACCGGTGCGGCTATCGCTAACGGCCTGTCGGTTGCTTCTGCGGGCGTCGTAACTTCCAGCCTGACCCTGACGGCAACTTCTGAAATGTCGTACGTGACCGTGACCATTGATACGTCTGGCGCAGGTACTGTTGGCGGCTACATCACTTACTTCGTTGCCGATCCGCTGGTAGGTCAGCAGAACGTCTGATAGGAGGCCGTTATGGCTATGCAAGCAGACGTTAAGTCCGGCTATCGGGCAACATCGGGTGCCGTAACTACGTACCGTTCACGCGTGAAAGGCATTCTTATTGCATACGCATCGGGCGGTACTGTAGATATTTACGACACGGCAACTTCTCCGGGGCTTGGGCAAGCGAAAGCATTTGCGTTTGTTGCCCCGGCTGCAGCTGGTTCGGTGTTTATTCCTGTGCCGGGCGAAGGCATTTTGTGCAGCGACGGTATTTACGCAACGCTGTCAAGCGCGACTGTGACGGTGTTCTATGGCTAAGACCCCGGCGTGGCAACGCAAAGAAGGCAAAAACCCTGCAGGCGGATTGAACGCCAAGGGTAGGGCTTCGTACAACAAAGCGAATCCCGGTAAGCCCGGTTTGAAAGCGCCACAGCCGGAAGGCGGTCCGCGGAAAAAGTCATTCTGTGCCCGTATGGAAGGAATGAAAAAGAAGCTGACTAGCTCCAAGACAGCCAAAGACCCGAACAGCCGTATTAACAAAAGTTTAAGGGCATGGAAGTGTTGATATGACGCAACATCAAGACACAGTTAAGCACACGCTGGACTTTGTATCGGCTATTGCGGCTATCGGGTCTTTCCTTAACCTGTTCACGCCGGTCTTCGGTTTGATCGGTGCGGTTTGGACGTTAATGCGCATAGCGGAAATGCTGACCGGCAAACAATTCTCGGTGCTTATTGGCACCAAGAAAGAAGATGATGCCAAGCAAGAGTAAATCCCAGCATAATCTGATGGCTATGGTCGCCCACGACCTAGCCGCTGCCAAACGTCTTGGCATTTCGCAGTCCGTGGGTAAGGAGTTCGTGCAAGCGGACAAGGGAAAGAAGTTCAAGGAGGGCGGTATGGCTGAGTCAAAGAAGATGATTGGCAAAGAAGTGGCGTTCATGAAGAAAAAGGGCGCTCCGAAATCCATGATTAAACACGAGGAAGCTGAAATGAAAGCTGAAAAATACGCAAAAGGCGGCACTGTTGGTGCTTCCAAAATGGGCAAAGTGGTTGCAGGCGGCAAGCGCCCGCACGGCGAGCACACCATCCAGCAGAAAGGCCATACCAAAGGCAAGATGATTTCTATGGCTGGCGGCAAAGGCATGAAACGCGGCGGTAAGTGCTGATATGAAGGCGTCTCGGGGTATGGGGGACATTGCCCCCTCCAAGATGCCCAAGGGTAAGAAGAAAGCCCGTAGGGATGACACCGACTTTACGCAGTACAAAGAAGGTGGGAAGGTTAACGCGGCAGGCAACTACACCAAGCCGGGTCTTCGCAAGAAGATCGTGTCGCAGGTAAAAGCGGCAGCTACCCACGGCACCAAAGCAGGTCAGTGGTCTGCACGTAAAGCGCAGCTTGTGGCTAAGAAGTACAAGGCCGCAGGTGGGGGATATAAGGATTGAAAGCGCCACAGAAAAGCTTGAAAGACTGGGGGGACCAGAAATGGCGAACAAAGTCAGGAAAGCCATCGTCAAAGACCGGCGAGAGGTATCTCCCGGAAAAGGCGATCAAGGCGTTAAGCCCAGCCGAGTACGCTGCCACAACGAAGGCAAAGCGGGCAGGGAAAGCAAAAGGCAAGCAGTTTGTTAAGCAGCCCAAGGGTATAGCTAAGAAAACCGCAAGGTTTAGATAATAGATGACAACTTCTGGCACAGCATCATTCAATCTTGACCTGAACGAGTACGTCGAAGAAGCATTCGAGCGTGCCGGTGGGCAGTTGCGCACTGGTTATGACCTCAAGACAGCTCGCAGGTCCATGAATCTGCTGTTTGCGGACTGGGCAAACCGTGGCGTGAACATGTGGACGTTCGAACAGAACGCGATCATTCTTACCCAAGGACAGCCCACTTACGCATTGCCGGACGATACGGTGGACATTTTGGATCATGTTATCCGAACCAACGCCAACGTCCCAAATAACCAAGCTGATCTGACAATCACCCGCATTTCCGTATCGACTTACGCCACCATCCCCAACAAACTGATCCAAGGCCGTCCGATTCAGGTGTGGGTGCAGCGTTTGTCGGGCAGCGAATCCACGCTGCCGGGAACTGTGGACGGCACCGTGACAGCGACGGATACGAGCATTCCGATTTCGAGTGTGGCGGGCGTCCCCAACGCAGGCTTTATCAAGATTGGCACGGAGCTTATTGCTTTTAATGAAATTCAGCCTGCGGCTGGCGGCAGCCCGGCGTATCTTCTGAACTGTAATCGGGGTCAGGACGGAACGACTGCGGCACCGCACTCAAGCGGCGATACGATCAAGTTGGTTCAGAAACAAAGCATCACGGTCTGGCCGACCCCGGATTCAGCTTACCAATATCAGTTTGTGTACTGGCGCATGCGCCGTATTCAGGATGCTGGTAGCGGCGGCACAAAGACGATGGATGTTCCGTTTCGTTTTGTCCCAGCACTGGTGGCGGGGCTGGCGTATTACATAGCCTTGAAGATTCCCGAAGGTTACGCTCGTCTGGCTGACCTTAAAATGCAGTATGACGAGGCATGGCAAAACGCCGCCAATGAAGATCAAGACCGGGCAGCGGTACGTTTTGTGCCGCGTCAGATGTTCATTGGGGGTAGTTATTAATGGGTAACAGGTTTGCTTCTGGCAAGAATGCGATCGCGGAGTGCGATCGTTGCGGCCAGAGGTATAAGCTGAAGGAGTTGAAGAAGGAAGTAATTAAGACCAAGACGTATAACCTGCTGGTCTGCCCGACCTGCTGGGACCCGGATCACCCGCAGTTGCAGTTGGGTATGTATCCGGTGGATGATCCGCAAGGTATTCGCGATCCGCGTCCTGATCTTAGTTACTACCAAGCAGGCTACACGGGCTTGCAGTTGACGCAAACGCCGGGCACATCGACGGAATCCAGCGGTGAGCCCAGCACAGGTAGCCGTGTGATTCAGTGGGGCTGGAGGCCGGTTGGTGGGGCAAGCGCCAACGATGCAGGGCTGACTCCGAACTATTTGGTGTCGGCAGGATTAGTAGGTAATGTGACAATTACGTCAGCGTAGGAGTTAAGATGAACACCAAACAAGTTCGCGGTATCGCCAAGCAGGAAGTTCGTGCCCACGAGCAGAAGATGCACAAGGGCGCTAAGAAGATGGCTAAGGGCGGCGTGACCACTGACCAGATGAAAGCCGTTGGTCGTAACATGGCTCGTGCCAACAACCAGAAGACGGGGTAATCATGGCTAAATATTCCGAAAAAGTTAAAGGCAAAGAGATTGGCGCTGCCAGTGTCTATGCCAAGCCACACACGATGTCCGGCAAGGAAGTGAAAGCCACGCCGTCCAAAGGCAAGTCAGGCGCGGCTGAAATGGACTCGATGAACATTTCGGTGGGCAACCTGTCCAAGCGTAATGGCGACGCCGTGAAGACGTCTGGCACCAAGATTCGCGGCACTGGCGCGGCAACCAAAGGCGTAATGGCACGCGGCCCAATGGGCTAAGGAGCGGTAAGTGAACTACGCAGAACTCTGGCAAACCATACAGGACTACACGCAGAACTACGAACAGACGTTCGTGGCGAATATCCCTGTCTTTGTCCAGCAGGCGGAAGAACGCATCTACAACACGGTGCAGATTCTCCCACTGCGTAGAAACTCGACCGGCCAAGCCCAGCAGAATAGTCCGTACCTGACTTGCCCAACGGACTTTTTGTCCGCGTTTTCTATGGCAGTTATAGATGCCGACGGTAACTATGAGTACCTGCTGAACAAGGACGTTAACTTCCTACGCGCCGCGTACCCGAACCCGAACGACACAGGCGTTCCCAAGTACTACGCACTGTTTGGCCCCGAGGTTTTGAACAGGCAAGCAACCAATGAACTTAGCTTCATGCTGGCTCCTACCCCGGACGACAACTACGACATTGAGTTGCACTATTACTACTACCCCGTGTCAATTGTGCAGGGCATCATTAAGTTGCTTGGCACAATCACAGGCGGTTCGGGATATACCAATGGTAGCTACTATCGAGTGCCGCTGACTGGTGGTACGGGCTCTGGGGCTACTGCCGACATTACCGTGTCTGGCGGTTCTATTCTGTCAGTAACCCTTAGAAGCGGTGGTTCGTTTTATACGGCTGGCGATGTTCTTTCCGCAAGCACGCAGTATCTAGGCGCGGGTACCGGTTTCTCTATTCCGGTTGATACCTTGATTAACCCCGACGGCTCTTCTTGGCTGGGCGACAATTATTCGCCCGTGCTTCTGTACGGCTCTTTGGTGGAAGCCTATATCTTCATGAAGGGTGAAGAAGATATGATGAAGTACTACGAAGCCAAGTTTAAAGAAGCCCTCGGACAGCTTAACCGTCTTGGTACTGGTCTGGATCGTGGTGACGCATACCGCGACGGTCAGGCAAGAATTAAGGTGACTCAATAATGGCGATTGAGCAAGGACTGACGACAAGCTTTAAGCAAGAGATGCTGCAGGCGCAGCAGAACTTGGCGTCTGACACGCTGTATATTGCCTTGTATTCGGGTATGGCAAACATCGGCCCCAATACGACAGAGTACACGTCGTTGAACGAAATTACGGGCACAGGGTATGACGCTGGGGGCAAAGCGCTGACCGGCGCGACTATAAAAGTCGCAACAAACGGCACGGTGTACGTTAACTTTTCTGACGTTGTTTGGCCTGCGTCTTATCTGACTGCCCGAGGCGCGTTGATTTACAACGTGACAAGAAGCAATAAATCTGTTGCGGTTTTAAATTTTGGTTCTGACAAAACCATGTCTGATTTTAAAATAGTAATGCCTGTCGATGCGGCTTCCACAGCGCTGATTCGTTTCCCTTAAGGAGAATACATGATAATTCAAACAACAAAAGGACCGATGGAAGATAACCTGCTGGAGAAGAAGACCGGCACCATCGACAACGAGGCAGAAACGATTAACTGGGTTGAGTATTGGCTGGATGGGGAACTTGTGCACCGATCAGTCGATATGATTTTGAAGAAGTATGACGTAAGCGGCGTGCCTGTTGCCGCATCTTTTTAAGTAGAGGACCAAAATGGCAAACACTCAAGCAATGTGCACATCGTTCATGCAAGAACTGATGACCGCTACGCACAACTTTGGCACCGCCCCGACTCGTGGTACCACTGCGGCTGATACTTTTAAAGCTGCTTTGTACCTGACTTCGGCAACGATCAATGCTTCGACTACGGCTTATACAGCTACCGGCGAAGTGTCGAGCGCCAACTATACGGCGGGTGGTGTAACGGTAACTAACGCTACCGCACCTAACTCGGCAAATAGCTCGGCAACTGCGGGTACTGCGTATTGGACTCCTTCGGCGTCTATCGTGTACGGCTCTGCTGGTAGCCCGGTGACTTTTGCTTCGTTTGACTGCGTGTTGATTTATAACAGCACCCAGAGCAACAAGGCTGTCAGCGTACATACTTTCACTGCCCAGACCGTGACTTCCGGTACGTTTACTCTGACCATGCCGTCGAATACTACCTCGACTGCTCTGCTGCGTTTGGCTACTACCTAATAAAACATGTACGGCTTTTTTCCCTACGCGGGGGCACCTTATAGTGATACTGGGGGCGGCATTGTCGTTCCCAATATCACGGTCGCCTTAACGGGGGTAACAGCCGCAGGTTTTACAGGTACTGTAGGTACGCTGGCAACATCGTCAGCAGCGCTTACGGGGGCTTCCGCAGTAGGTCTGTGTGGGACTGTTGCGCCGTCTATTGACTCGATCACGGGTATTACAGGTGTTTCGGCTAACGGGCTGCTGGGCACGTTTGGAACTATTGATGCTTCGTCAGCCTCGTTGTTCCATGTTGTAGCGTACGGCTACGCTGGCGATGTAGTTGGTGCCAGCGGCCCTGTTGTTGAGCTATCCGGTAATTTTGCTCGCGGTAATGTAGCTTCTGTATCGCCGTTTGCTGAAAGCTTTGCTGCTTTGGCTGGCGTGTTTGCTACTGCGGACGTAGCTACGATTACTCCTGACACCGCGTTACCGATTACCGGTGTTGGCGAGGTAGGCAGTGTTGGAAGTGTTGGTGCAGTGCCGGGCACGTTTAAAGCGTTGACTGGTGTAAGTGCTTCTGGCGTAGTTAGCTCTGTAACACCAAGAGCGGCCAGCACGGCGGCTCTGACAGGCAATGTCGCGTACGGAGAAACAGGAAGCCCAATCCCAACGGTGCCGGGCGTGGGTGTCGAAGGTCAGGGCAGTGTCGGTACAGTTGACCATAGCTCTACAAGCAACAGAGAAATAACTGGAAACCAAGCCGCAGGCAGTGTTGGAAGTATCGGTACTGTCAAAGGCGTTGTAGTTGCCCTGACTGGTGATGCGGCAAATGGTTATGCTGGTCCTGTTGCTCCGGGCTTTGGTGTAGATATTACGGGCGTAAGTGCAGACGGTTTTGTTAACACAGACGGATTCACTATTACAGTAGCGCTAACCGGTACAGGAGCAACAGGCTCGCCGGGCTCCGTATACAACCCACGTTGGGAGCCAATTAACACTCAGATTCCGAGTACGTGGATACCAATTAATACGATTTAAGGTGGCAGCATGGCGCTTATTCAAGCAGACCGCGTAAAAGAAACTACCGTATCGCCGGGTACAGGTAACGTCAGTCTTGCTGGCGCTGTATCTGGCTACCGTGCTTTCTCTTCAGTAATGGCAACGAATGACCTTTGCTATTACACCATTGCAGATCAGACAGGCGCTAACTGGGAAGTAGGTATCGGGACCTATCTTGGCGCTAATACACTTCAGCGCACTACGATTCTTTCTTCCAGCAACGCTGGCAGCACAGTTAACTTTTCTACTGGTACGCAGGACGTATTTATTACGTACCCTGCAGCGCGAGCCATTCCGCAAGGTCGCGCAATAATCAACAACATGGTCTACGGCATTTAAGGATAAATCATGGCAAACCCTAATCTTCAGAACGCAGTAAGTGTCTTTGGGAACACTGCCTATGTGATCCCTTCATCTGCTGCAACGGCTACAACGTCTTGGACTTACAACGGAACTACGTCGCTGACTGGCCTGACACCGGCTACTAACTCAGTAAACAAAGTCAACACAATTATTGTGTCGAACACGACGGCTTCCGCGGCTACGGCGACTATTGCTGTGGGTAACAACGCGACGTTTGGCTCAGCTACTGTGGTGACTTACCCGGCGTATCAGATTTCAGTACCTCCTAACGCATCCTTGATCATTATCGACAAAACCACGCCACTGTACATCACGGAGAACCAATCGGTCGCTGCATACAGCGGTACTGCTAGTGCCCTGACTTTTACCGCGTCGTTCGAAGTTGTTACCTAATAGGTGAAGCATGGGACTGCGTTCCAACCCCGGTAACTTTGTATCGAACGGGTACAACCCGAACGTCTTTACGTACCCGTCTGGTATACCGCTTGACTATTTGGTAGCGGCTGGTGGTGGCGGTGGTGGCGGAGATGGTGGTGGGGGTGGTGGCGCAGGGGGCTTGTTAACTGCGGCCACCGTTTATTTTGCTAGAAGCACAACTTATACCGTTACCATTGGTGGCGGCGGTGCTGCAGGACAAGCAACTGGAACCAAGCCCGGTAGTACTGGCTCGAATTCTGTTTTTGGGGCAATAACAGCGCTGGGCGGTGGCGGCGGTGGTCAAGGAACTACCGCAGGCAAAAACGGCGGTTCTGGTGGTGGCGGTGGTGTTTACGCTACGACTAACGTGGTAGGTACTGGGTACAACGGGCTTGGAACCGCTGGGCAAGGTAACGACGGCGGCAACGCGTTTCTAAATACAAACTACCCACAAGGCGGGGGCGGCGGTGCAGGCGCAGTCGGTGGCAATGGTGCAGCTAGTGCTTCTGGCATTGGTGGCATTGGTTTGATGTCCGCGATAACCGGAACGCCTACTTACTATGCCGGTGGTGGCGGTGGTGGTGGAGGCTCCCAAGGCGGTGGAGCTGGGGGTACAGGAGGTGGTGGAGCAGGTAGCGGCCCGTACAATGCCGGAACTGCTACTTCAGGCACGGCTAATACAGGTGGTGGTGGGGGTGGGCAAGGTAACGCTACTGGCGGTTCAGGTGGCACAGGCGGCTCTGGTGTGGTTATTATTAGGCATTCAGCGGCGTACCCCACAGCGGCGACTACAGGCTCTCCAACCATATCTACCGCAAACGGATACGTTACCTACACATTTACTGGCTCTGGCACGATTACATTCTAAGGTACGGCATGGCACATTTTGCACAACTTGACGAAAACAACGTAGTACTGCAAGTCATCACTGTGCATAACAGCGAGCTTGTAGTCAGCAAGCAAACGTCTGTAAATGAAGACGGCAGTATCGCTGTTAGCGTTATCGAGTCCGAAGATAAAGGCGTTGAGTTCTGCCAGTCATTGTTCGGCGCAGATACCCGCTGGGTTCAGACGAGCTACAACGGTAACTTCCGTGGTAAATACGCAGCTATAGGAGACACGTATGACGCAGA